TTACCCCGCTTGTAGCACTGCTCTACCATGCGGCGGCTGGCATCGTTATCATTGACTAGCACCACCCCTCCTCGATTGTTGGCGAAAAAACCCAAGTCGTCCAGCTCGTCCGTCATTTTCTTATTCATCATGGTGACGATGCCCTGATTCTTTCTGCGATTGACGGACTCGTCCCACCGTACCCCCGTCACGCACATTCTGCCGTCTCCGCCGTCTTCCTTCAGGTCGTGGCAACAGTATCTCTGGATTCGCGTCGGCGGCATGAGCTTCTTTGGAATCAGGTTCCACATGGTGACGATGGAGCCGTCCTTGTAGCGGGGCCATTCCCTCCTCACGTCAGGATGCTTGTCCTTGATGAATTGCACCAGTTCCGGCGGATCGACCGACGTGATCCGATACGTCGCGTCGTATTTGACCCCCGCCATGTCCAGCAGTCTCTTGCATACCACGCTGTCCTTGCCGCCATAGAACGCCAGATAGTACCCCTCCGGCGGCTCGAACAGCTTCAGCCGCTCGATGCTCTTCTGCACCTTCCGGGAAAGCTCGCTCTGTCCGATTATCTCTGCCACCGCCGCGTCCCCCGCTTTCTGGCCCCGGCCTCTCCTGCGGCCACCCGCGCCGCCATGACCCAGCAGGCCGCCGCCGGGATGATCTCCCCGCCCACGGGCCAGCTCTCCGGCCGCGTCGCGGCCACGGCGGCCCGAATGATGATCCCCGCCGCGATCCACGCGGCCATAGCTGCCGCCCGCCACCAGTTCCGCCGGATCCATCGCCGCGCATAGCCCGGTTCGACCTGCTCCGTCATCCGCCTGATTTTATCCATCATTTTTCTTTCCTTCCTTTATTGACCGGCGCCGCCGCGGATCTTCCACCCCGGCTTCCGCCAGCCCTTGTACGCCTTTTTCCCGGACTTTCGCCGTCCGCCCCTGTAGATCGCCGCCGCCTGGTAGTCCTGGTATTCCCGCTCGGACTGTATCGCCGTGTCGTCCCGCAGGATCCGCTCCGCCAGGTAGTCGGCGCATTCCGCGTGACAGCGTTCAGAGCGGCGCTCACATCCATCGCATACGCTCATGCGGTCGCCACTTCCGGCAAGGCATCGTTACCGGGCTGACCAGGCATCTGTCCGCCCTCGCGCTTCAGATCGTTTTGCCTGCAGGCGCACGCCTGCTCCCAGACCTCCGTCAGCGTGCCGGCAACGTCCCGCCCCCCGACAAAGGCGTGGTAGACGTAGGTCGATTCCATGTGCCAGCTGATGGTCAGCACCCGGCGCTCGACGCCGCCGGGGATGTCCGGCGGATCCCAGCGGAACATGCCGGAGATCCGCAGGTCGACGGTGTGGTCCCGGTAGTCGTACTTGTCCCCGTCCTGCCAGCGGCGCCGGTCCTCCGGTGTAGCGAAGGACGGGATCTCCCGCGTGTCCCGGTGCCAGTACACCGGCGCCGGCTGTTCGCCGACGACGATGGCCCGGCAGAATTTGTCCACCGCCCGCCGCGGCTCCCGGCGCTCGTCCTCCGGCACGTACCGGAATACGTCGTTGAACGCCTGCCGCAGCTGCCGCGCGGCCCGCTCCATCGACGCCGCCGTCGCCGGCACGGTGTAGCTGCCCTCTCGTATGCTCATCTCTTTCGTCCTCTCTAACCACTATCCACTAATCACTGACCACTGACTTCGGCTTCCCGCGGCACCGGGCGCTGGAGGACGATGTGCGCCTCCTCCCGCAGTACCTCGCGCAGATCCGCGATGCTGATCCGGTGCTCGGCCAGCTCCGCGCCCAGCGCTCTGGCCTCGGCCTGTGCCCGCCGCAGCCGGTCCGTCCCGAAGGTGTCTCGTCTCTTCGAGACAGCGGCCGCCTTTTGCGGCCGCGGCCGGCGTTTGAGCTGCAGCGTGTACAGCCAGATCGTCTCGCAGGACAGCCAGGTGTCCCGCTCCGTCCGCAGGCGCAGGTTGCGCAGGTCGGATGCCTTGTACGTGCGCCCGCCTGGCAGCAGCATGTCCTTCGCCGTCCAGTATGTCTCTACGGAGCTGATCGACCGCCGGATGAAGTCCGGGTCCGTCACCTGCACGCCCCGGTTATAGGCCAGATCGACGATCATGCTCTCCACGGTGATCTTGTTGTCGAGGATCGCCTCGCCCACGGCGTGGGTGTCCTCCATGATCTCCGCCAGGCGGTCCGCGCCGAAGCCGAACTTGTCGCGCATGACGGTCATCCAGATCACCTCAAAGCTCTCGAACATCTCCCGGGTGATCCCGCGCTTCATCGCACTGATCGCGCCGTTTGACATGTACCACGTCGGATTCTTCTTTTTGCTCATGTGCGATCCGGCCCTTCGGTTGTTTCTCCCGGGCGACCGATGGTCGCCTCTACGGGTTCCGGCACCTGCCGCAGCCAGCACTTCCGGCACTCCGGCAGCCCGTCGGATTCCTCGCAGATCATGCTCACCAGCTTGTCGTCCGGGCAGTACATATCCATAATGTAATCATCATCCAGCGTCGGATGGTCCGCCTTGAACTTATCCAGCCAGGTCATAACGCTTCCTCCTTCGGCGGCTCCGGCAGCGGCATCCAGTGTGTTATCGGGAATAGGCGAGCTGTTTTAACTGGCTCTCCGTCCGGATTGCACCAACAGCTTCCGTCATAATACGCCACGCGTATTACCCCGAGCGTGTTCACAGTCAGGACGTTTTTCCCTTCCCCGTACTCGGCATCCGGCAGCTGTTCGCTCGTTTTGATCCATTCACTCATCTGAACAGCACCTCCCGCACCCTTTCCCACACGCCGACGGCGAAGGCCCGCGCCCGTGCCGCCTGGGCTTCCGTGACTTCCGCCTTCGGCGGCTCCGGCAGACCGTAACACGCCCATTTTTCCATGCGGCCGATCACCTTCCGGGAATACCCGGTCCGCTCGACGCCGGCGCCCAGCTTGGCCAGCGCGCCCCACTCGCCCAGGTTGTACGCCATCAGTGCAAAGTGCAGGTCTCCCTCGTACCGCGTCAGGTAGTCCGCGAGCATCGACGCCGCGATCCGCAGGCTGTCCTCCGGGTCGTACAGGTCGAAGTCCTCCATGCCGGCCGCTCGGGCGAATCCGGCGGCGTATTTGCTGTGTATCTGCATCAGGCCCAGGCATGCGCCGGTCCGGCAGGCCGGGTCGAAGTCGCTCTCGACCTCGGCCACCGCCAGCAGCAGTCCCGCCGGCAGATCGTACTCCGCGCTGATCTCCGCCGCCGCCCGCAGCATGGCATCCGTCGGATCCGCGGCCAGGGCCGGCGCGGTGGCCAGCATCCCGGCAGCGATCACGCCCGCGGCGGTGCGGGTGAGCTTACTCGTCATCTTTTCCGCCTCCCAGCAGCTTGGCCAGCGCCTCCGCGTCGATCTTGACCGTATTCTGCTCTTTTTGCTTTTCGTTAATCCGACATAAAGTGAGCATCAGATCAGCCGCGTCCTTCATATCCATGTTGATGCACTCTGCCGCATGATTCAGCGTGCTGCCTGCGTGCATCAGCGCATCTATGTAGTTTGCCGTGATTGATCCCCTTGTGCCCTGTCCTTTTTCTGTCCTAATGGTGATGTGATACGCCAGCACCTCCGCGTCCTCCGGGATCTCGGCGATCTCCCGCAGCATTTCCGCCTTTGTCATTTTTCTTTCCTTCCTTTTCCTTGTATTCCCTTATCGCGCCCGCTCTTTCGGCTGGGCGTCGATATAGGCTCTGTACTTCGCCGCGAAGATCTTCGCGGCACGGGCGGCGAATGCCGTCTCCGCGGCCTCCCGCTCCTCCTCCGGCGCGTCCCGGTATATCGGCCGCGCAGCGCATACGCTGCCGTCCGTCCGCCGGTACGCCACCGTCCCGATCTGGATCTGCGCCATGGTTTTCCCCTTTCATTTTCGCACAGCGAAAATTAGCTGCCGGCACCGCCGGCTGCGCCCTCCCCCGCGGTCTGCTCCGTCTCCCGGAAAAGCTCGTCGATGGAGCAGCCCAGCGCCGCCGCCAGGGCGGGGAGGATGCGCACCGTCGGCGCGGATTCGCCCAGCTCCCACATGGAGAGCGTCGTCCGCTTCACTCCCAGCTTGTTCGCCAGCTCCGTCTGTGTGATCCCCTTGGCCTTCCGGATCTCTTTCAGGTTCATTCTTTCGCCCCTTTGCCAATAATCTTGGCATCACTATACCACATCTATTTCGTTTTGTCAATATGTTTGGCAATAATTTTTCTCCGCGGTCTTGTATGTCAACGTCGTTGACATTATAATATAGGAGAAGGGGGTCATCGAATGAATCGCATCAAACTTCTGCGCAAGTCGCGCGGTTTCAGTCAGGTCCGTATGGCCGATATTCTTGGCGTCACCCGTTCCGCGGTCAGCATGTGGGAGATCGATCAGAGCCAGCCGGACGGCGAGATGCTGGTCCGCATTGCCAATCTTTTCGGCGTCTCCACCGACTATTTACTCGGCCGGGATGCCCAAACAGAAAAGCCCGCCGTCCCTGACGAGCTCATGGACGACGAGCGTAAGTTGCTGGATTTGTTTCGGCTGCTGAATCCGGAGGGGCGCGAGAAGGCGCTGGACCTGCTCGACGATCTGGTGCAATCCGGGAAATATGTGCAAAAGTGACGCGGCTGTTCTGGCTGCGAAGGAGGTATCCCAGTGAGTTCTAACAGACGTTTGTCTCCCGCTCTGATCCAGTGGATCCTGTCCGGAGCGCTGCTGCTGTTCGGTCTGGTATCCCTGCCGGCGTTCTCCGGCTTCCTGTTCATCCTGGCGGCGATCCTGGCCGCTCCGATCCGCCCGCTGCGGGATCTGCTCTCCGGCGTCGGCGTCAAAAGCTGGATGGTCGGCGCCCTGGCCGTCATCCTTGCGATCGGCGGCTTCGTGACATTTCCGTCGAAGTCTGCCGCGGATGCAGAGACGGATACCCGCGCCGCGGTGACTGCTGCAGCGACGACCACGGCCAAGGCTACGACGACTGCCAAAACGGCGACGGCAAAGGCGACCACCACGACGAAAGCGACCACCACAACCAAGGCAACGACCACAGCCAAGGCGACGACCACAACTAAGGCCACGACCACGGCCAAGGCGACGACGACCACGCCGGCGGCCACGACCACGGCCGCAACGACAACGACCACCGCGGCCACGACGACGAAGGTCACCCGCGCCACCCGCGCGCCCAGCAATGCCCGGAACGTAATCGAGGAAAACGGCACGAATCAATGCTATCGCAACGAGATCGTGACCTGCCGGTTCTGGGGCCTGCCGAATACGGAGTACAACATCGACGTGTACTATTCCACGAAGGTCTCGGAAGCCGACGGGCTCGAAAACAAGACCTCCAATTCCGAAGGCTATGTCGAATGGACCTGGAAGATCGGCGGGAACACAAAAGAGGGCCGCCGGTATCTGAAAATCACTGGCGGCGGTGAGACGGTAAAGATCGAATTTGACGTGCTGGAAAGCTGAACGGAGGTTAAACACATGGCCAGAAAGAAGAAACTGATCCCGGGACTTAGCTTCTCGTGGAAGCGGGCCCTGGGTGTGACGAAGGCAAAGCGGAAGATCGCGAAAGCGACCGGCATACCGACGTCCCGCTCCGGCCGGCAGCGCAAGGTCGGCCGCATCTTCGGCATCAAATGAAGAACGCCGTCATCTACGCCCGGTTTTCCAGCCACCGGCAGGACGAGCAGTCGATCGAGGGGCAGCTGCACGTCTGCTGCGACTACGCCGCCCGCGAGGGGCTGACCGTCGTCGGCGAATACATCGACCGCGCGATCTCCGGCCGCTCCGACGACCGCCCGGACTTCCAGCGGATGATCGCCGACAGCAAAAAGCGCGCCTTTGACTATGTCATCGTCTACAAGCTGGACCGCTTCGCCCGGAATCGGTACGATTCCGCCGTCTACAAGCATAAGCTGAAACAGAACGGCGTCAAGGTCCTGTCCGCGATGGAGGCCATCGGCGACAATCCGGAATCGATCATCCTGGAGGCCGTCCTGGAGGCGTCCGCGGAATACTACAGCGTCGAGCTGGGGCAGAAGATCCGCCGCGGCCGGCGCGAATCGGCGGCGAAGGGCCGCTTTCTCGGCGGCGGGATCCCCACCGGTTACAAGTCCGTCGACGGCCGGCTCGTGCTGGATCCGGAGAAGGCGCCGCACATCGCCTGGGCGTTTCACGCATACGCGGACGGTATGCCGAAGGGCAAGGTGATCGCGGAGCTCAACCGCCGCGGCCTGCGCAGCCGGAACGGCACCCCCCTGGGTCCTTCGGCGCTGCAGCTCGCGCTGCGTTCTGAAAAATATGTCGGCGTGCTGGAGCAGGACGGTGTGCGCATCGAGGACGGCTGCCCCGCGTTGATCGACCGCGACACCTTCGACCGGGTGCAGGCCCGGCTCGACTTGATGCGCCGTGCCGGCGCGAAAAACAAGGCGGAGGTGGAGTATCTGCTGACCGGCAAGCTGTACTGCGGCCATTGCGGCAGCGCGATGGTCGGCGTTTCCGGCACGGGGAAGGGCGGGACCACCTGGTATTATTACCAGTGCAAGGGCCGCCGCGCCCACAGCTGCACGAAGCGCCACGAGCGCCGGGATCTGCTGGAGCGGTACATATGCGAGCAGACGCTGGCGTGGGTCCTGGCGCCGGACCGGATCCGCGGGATCGCGGAAGCCGTGGCGGCGGAATACGACCGGGAATTCGGCGACAGCCCGGTGCAGGAACTGGAGCGCCGGATCGCATGGCTCAAAAAGGAGATCGAGAAGCTGGCCTTCGCGGCGGTCGACACGCCGAAGGCCATGCGGCAGCCGCTGTACGACAAGGCGGAGCAGTACGACGCCGAGCGGCAGGATCTGGAGATCGACCTGGCGAAGCTGCGGATCGCGCACGGCATCCGGATCTCCGCGGACGACATCGAGGTCTGGCTCCGGTCCTTCGCCGGCGGTGATCTGGACGACGAGGACTTCCGCCGCCGCCTGATCGACGCCTTTGTCTTAAAGGTTTACGTTTTCGACGACCGCATCGCGATCTATTACAACGTTCGCGGCGCCGAAGACGTGACCTATACCGACATGCTGTTCTCCCTGCCTGACGCTCCGGAGCCGGATACGAGGGTTTGTATATCGGACGGTGCAAGCCACCACCCGCATCCATATTCAAACACCGCCATGATCTACGTCCGGCACACGTTCGGGCTTCTGGTCTGGCGGGGCTGAATAAACAAGGCACATCGGCGTTTTGCCGATGTGCCTTGTTTATTCATGTTTCTTTTCGCACCCGAATTTCCTGGCAAATCTGCCGGTGGCGTCGTAGTGCTGCGGGGATGTATCAGCCAGCAGGTAGTATTCGCGCAGCAGGTCTGATTCGCGGGCATCAATGGATCGCCACGCTGCGGCGTTACGGTCGCACTGGGCGCGGAGAGCGTCAATCTCGTCGGGAGTGGGGGCGGGGCAGTCCCCGTCCCCTTCCCATTCATCGGCCCGCATGTCTAGTGCGGTTTCCAGATCGGCTACGCCATAGCCTTCGAGGTCTTCCTTTTCCGCCTGTATGTCGTTCAGTGCGTCTATAATGGCATCTAGCCTGTCGTTCCATTCGCGGATTGTCATGGATCAGTCCCCCTTATTGCCCGATGCACTGCCGCACATACGCCAGCAGCTCCGCTCGAACGTTCGAGCCTCGAGCTGCACACCAGGCGCGGAATGCCTCGCCCTCCGCGCGCTTAACGACGCAGCCTAGTGTGATAAAGTTGTTCTTTTGCCGCTTTAGATCATTTTCCCGTGCCTGCGGCGATTTGTTACGCGGCATATCAGTCCGCCTCCAGTTTGCAGCTCCACGCAGCGACGAGTTGGTATGCGGCCGCCAGATCGCGAGCATCGCCGGGCCGCTCCATTCCGCGGTCATCATACCAGTTGCGCAGTATCTCCTCGCAGTCGTCAATCTGCGCTTCGTCGATCGTATTGTCGTACCAGTCGCCTACGCTTTCGCCTCCGAACAGGTCGGCAGCGCCGCCGAAATCGTCGACAGGTGAGCCGCTGCACGCGCTCACAATGTCCTCCAGGGCGAACGCATCCGCGATCTGCCGCGGTGTGTGTCTGAACAGGTAGCCGTAATCGTATAATGAAATGCGTTCCATTCTCCTTTTCTCCCCCTTATGCGTACAGAGCCTCGCGGCACACCTGCGTGATTCCCCATCCGATCGTCTTTGCATGTTCGAGCGTGTCCTCCTCCGCAGTGCATCCGGGCTCTGTAATGAGCTCCGCCGCCTCTGCGTCCATCATTTCCAGCGTGTCCGCCGCGCCAATCAGGCGCTGTGCCGCCTCCAGCATTGCCACCGCATCAACTGAAAACACGTTGCTCATGTTCAGGATCGTCTTGCAGTGCTTTCTAATGATGCTATTGGCGGTCGCATGTTCGTCGTTCGTGTCCTCTGCAATGCTCGTGAGGATGTTGTTCAGCTCATCAAAATCTCCGCGGGCGTTGATTTTTTCGATCAGTTCAATCTTTGTCATTGTTTCCGTTCTCCTTTTCCTTCGGGATCTCTCGTCCCTTTCTGTGTCTTATTATAGCACTAATATTAGTGTTTGTCAAGAGCTTTTTCGATTTTTCAGAATATTATTCCATAAAACCAGGGCCGGAGGATCGTTCCCCCGGCCCTGTCACATTGTCACTTAGTCCATATCCGTCTCCACGCGGTGCAGCACTACCGCCAGCATCTCGCGCGTTACGGCCTCCCGCGGCTTTGTCCCGTCCATGTAACCGCGCAGCTTGCACCAGTCCCAGGCATCCGCCGCCCAGGCGTCCGGCTCCGTCAGCTCCGTCTCCGGCTGCGGCTCAGGTTGCAGGTACATCGTCTTGACCCGCGTGAGGAACGCGTCCAAGTGCGGCAGGATGTACGCCGGACAGGCTTTGGCCGGATAGAAATAATTGTGCGGGTATACGTCCTTCTCCGGCAGCAGGCCGTATTCCTTGCACAGCCACGCGCAGAGCGCCGCCGTGGTGGCCTCCGTCTCGTCGTCCGGCCCGATGGCCTCGATGGCAATGGTGTCGAGGTTGCCGCCGATCATGCTCTTGCCGTCTTTGGCCAGCCGCCGGGTGCTGCCGTCGGTGGCATGCCAGCCGCGCTCAGTGTCATCCAGCAGCTGCCAGATTACGCTGTGCCAGACGTAATAATGGACGATGACGCCGCCCATGTTGCCGTTGTAGGTGGCCCGCGTGTACTGCTCCGCCGCATCCGTGCCGGTGGCAGGCCGGATCATCTCCGTGTTGTGGACGGTGATCCCCTGCGGCTGGCCGTCCCCGTGCAAAGGGGCGCATGGTTTCATGGGCTGCCCGGCTTTTACGTAGGACGCCACGTACTTCGACGCCCGGAAGCTGTCCGGCATGATCCGCTGGTTGACGGTCAGCGTCCTGCCGCCGATCTGCCGGGTCACCACCTTGTCCGGTGTGAGGAATGCCATTTACAGCCCCTCCCCGTGCGTGTCGAATTCCGGCTCTGCGGGTTCGGTTTCCACCAGCTCGAAGGTCTCCTTCTCCCTCGCCGCGTCCACCAGACCCTCGCCGACGATGTACGTCACCAGCGTGGCCCCGGCGGTGATGATGGCCGTCACCTGCGTCACCGTGGATTCCGCCGCGCCGCAGTAGGCCAGCACCGACGCCACGACGCCGATCACCGCCGCCCAGAATTTCCTGGATGTCAGTTTGCGCTTCCAGTCGATCATGATGCTTTCTCCTAATTAAAGAATTCCGCGAAAATTTTACTTGCTCGTTCCGATTTTAGTTTTAACTTAGTTAACTTTAGTTATCTCTTCGCCACAGCCGCCGCCGCCTCGTCTCGGAGGAAGGCGTCGTAGGCGGCACGCGCCGCCTGCGCCTTGTCCAGATCCGGCTCCAGCGTTCCGTTTGTATGCCCATCCCGCAGGGCCCGCGCCGTGTCCATGGCCAGACCCATGGATGCGTACATCATGTCCATGCTCAGGCGGCTTTCCCTGGCGCGCCGCTCCGCCCGCTTCTCCACGGACCTGCGCTCCCGTGCCGCGCGGGCCTCCATCGCCGCGACGACGATGGACGCCACCGCAGCGATGACCGCGCAGATGATTGCCGCGATCTCCGATGTCATTCTGACGCGGCCCCCTTACCCATCGCGTCTCGTCTGCATGGTCAGCAGTCTCTTTCCTGCTTCCCTGCCGACCAGTTCCGCCATGGTGTTCGAGGATTCCATCATCATGATCCGCAGCGCATCTTCCACCGTCAGCCTGTCGCCTGCGTAGAACGTCGAGCCGGAGCCGGTCGAGATGTCTCCGGACACCACTTCGACGGTTTCCAGCAGATCGTCTATGATGTCGAGTACGCAGAGCATCGTCAGCGTCTTCGTCGTGCTGGCCGGTGTCTGTGTCGCATCAGCGTTGTTGCTGACCGCGTACTGTCTGGCAAGCAGGTCCGTCGGGCCGTACCAGTTGATATACGCCGCCGCATTATACGGGACCGGCACCGCCGCATACCCGCCGCCGTCCGTGATCATCTGCGCTATGTTCGCGCTGGGCGTCGGCGTGTTGCCGTCCATGGCGTCCTTCACGCAGGCGCAGATGTCCTGCGTTATCGTCGCCATGTTGTCATAGGCAAACTGCCCCGGGCTCATCGCCGCGACAACCACAGGCGCGCCGTTGACTTCCCAGATGCCGAGGCGCGCTTTGATCCTCGTGTTTCCGGTCGTCAGGCTTCCGCCCTTGCCGCCGAGCAGTTTGTACGTCGCCCCTGCCGGTTCTGCCCCGATGAAGTTGTTGACGACCGAGATGGTTCGCTCGTGGTCTTCTCCGCCGATCTTGAAATCTCGGTCGGACGAGCTCCAGATGTCGCAGGCCCGCCGGTTCCCAGCGACGGCGACAGCCATCTTCAGTTCGTCCTGCGGGCAGGATTCCGCGTCAAACGACAGGCCCGACGCATTCAGGAACGTGGAATCGTCCATGCCGATCCTTGCCGCATATGCGTTCATGTAGCTCACGAACGCCGTCCGGCATTCCGCCTCCGTGAAAGACGGATCCGGCGGATCGACAGGCGTTTGCGTATAGAATCGCAGCGAATCATGGATCGTTGTCACGTCCGTGTCCGTGATCGTGCGCCAGTCGTCTGCGTGTATGGAAAGCAGGAAAGTTTTTGCCCCTTCCGGCGGCGTGAGCAGGACGGCTTCCGATGTATCATACACGCGTGTCATGGATATGAAGGTATCGATGACGGTCGTCGTGGACGAGTAGTACGTCACATACATCTGGAATCCGGCGATTCGGTCCAGTCTCCACGGTGTTCCGTCCGTTCTGATCTGGCCAGTCCTCGCGTATTTCGTGTTCGTGCTGATGCGTCCTGTCGACGTATTTGCGCACTCGCCTTTTGTGATTACAAACAGCCCGTCCGAATTGCTGGAGTACCGTCTGTATGCATAGTCCGCTTTCATGCGGTCCAGCGCGTATGTCAGGATGTTTTCTGTCCGCTGATCCGAGTATAGCTTTGTCCCGGCGTTCAGCGTGGCCACGTCGGAGGCCGAAATGGCTGTGCCGTCTTCTTTCCTGTACACCAGCCGCATGTAGGGATGATCTGTCACGGGTACCGGCACAGCCTTGAATGCATCGAACACCTGCGACCGTTCCGCGAAGCCTGCGTCGGCCAGCGAATCATAGAAATAGAATTGCACCCGTCCGCGCGCGGGGAATTCCACGTATCTGTACGTCGACACGACGAAGTATCCGAGCCGAGCCGCGTTTCCATCCGTCTCCGCCACGCCGGCGGCGCTCAGACCGCCGCTTACCATCATGCTGTCTCCGAGCGCGCTGTACGTCAGCGGCATCAGGGACGCGACGGCTCTGCCGCTGGTTGCCTGCAGCATGTCGGCGTTTGCAGTCTCAGCCGGGCTCGATTTCGCAGCCATCTCCTGAAATCGCACGGACTTGATCATATCGGTCGCGGTGCCGGAATCCGTGGAGCTGTAATACACGAACGCGCAGATATAGGCCGCATCGGACGGGGATGCCGCTGATACAATCGTCCCCGCAGTCCCGTCTGCAATAACGCCGGTGCATATCACATTGTTGGCGGGGGTTGTGCTGGCGAAGCCGATCCGGAAGCGTGTCCCCGCAGTCTTTGTCACCTTGTACACGGTGTTCGGCTTGCACGGGGCGTATACGGTTTTTGAATGGCTCTCACTTGAGATCTTGCCGTCGACCCCGATGTAGCAGTTGAGCGTGCCGATAGCATAGACGTAATCCTGAAACTCCGTCACCGACTTCACGTCATCGGACAGTGCCGTGTAGTCCGACGGGATGTCCGCAAGCGCTGCCTCGGCCGCTTCGGCATAGTATTTTGCGTTGTTTTCGGTTCCCGGCGTGTCGCCGGAGCCCGGGTCGACGGTCCCCGCGCCGGTGGCCCACTTCTCGGCGTTGTTTGTCTCTGCATTCATGGCCTCCAGCGCGTCGGCGATGGTCCCGCGGACCTCCTCGCCGTTGACCGCTGCCCGGATCGTGTCGAGCTTGTCCTGAATATCCGCCATCTGATTGCCCTCCTATTACAGCCCCAGCAGGGACGCCAGCGTCACGCTGTTCCCGTCCCGCAGCACATACACATGCGACAGGTCCGGCAGGTACACGTCCCCGTCCCGCAGGTTGATGCCCTGGAACGACAGCGCGAGCTGGTTGTCCGCGTACCGCAGGCCGATGGTGCCGACGACGGCGCCGTCCGCGCCGGTGAGCTGGATCTTCTGGCAGCGCAGCACGTCCACGCTGGCGGTGTATCCCTGATTGTTTTCCATGGTTTTGTCCTCCCCTTTTTTACTGGATGCCCAAGAGTGCGGCCAGTGTTGTGTATTGTCCGTTGTTATATACACCGATCGATCGGATGTCCGGCAGTATGATGGATCCGGCAGGCGCGATTGTTACGCTTTGGAAGTTGATCGTCAGCGCCGATGGATTTACGCCTCCCGCCGGCTCGGCGTATAACGATCCGGCGATTGTCTGCTCGTCAATCATCAGATAGATATATCCGCCGTATAGTTTGTTTACGTGGATCGTGTCGACATCGATCATGGATCCGGTGATCAGCGTAGCTCCTGACGCATCCGCAATATGGAATCCGTCCGCTTTCAGGTTGGCCACGGTGTAGTTGCCCTGCGCGTCCGTTACTTTTCCCTTGATCTCGTCGGCGGTGATCTTTGCCTCCGATGCCTTTCCGTCCGCAGCTGTGACACTTGCCTCGATTTCGGTGTCCTTTGCCTCCAGGACGACCTTTACCGCATCCGTGTGCTCGTTTGCTGCGGTCAGCGCCCCGTCCGCCGCCGCGTCCGTATACTCCCGCTGCTCCGTCTCGGCCTGCACCGTGCGCTGCGTCAGGGTATTCGCCCGGCGGACATACGCCACGTTGACGTAGCCCAGCGTGTACCTTGTATTTCCGGGATCGTCCAGCGGGATGTCCATGCCCGTCACCGCGAAGGCTGCGGCCGTCAGGCCGTGCAGCGGGGAGGATACCTGCACCCGCTCGATCAGGTCGAAGGGCCGGATCGCCGGATCCAGCATGTGCAGGTCGACCGCCGTTACCTCCAGCGTCATCGTGTCGAACTGCTGCTTTGTCAGGTAGTCCGTCGCCGCGTCCACGCATTGCTGGTTCGTCGTGCAGTCGGTCAGGTTCAGGAACTTTTCAATGTTGCCGTACAGGGTGACCGCCGGCTGCAGCGTGTAGGACCCGAAGGCGGTCTGTGTCACCGCCTGATCGCCGCTGCCGACGGTATATTCCCCGCCGCGCACGTAGCAGACCGTCGCATAGTCCGCCAGGTCCCAGCTGCGCGTGAAGTCCAGCAGGTTCTCGTTGAATACCAGGGCCTGCGGCGTGCCGGTGGCCGTCGGGTAGTTGGCCAGCCAGTCCAGCGTCGGCGCTCCCGACGGATACCGCATCCGCAGCACACCGCCGTAGGAGCTGACGAGCTTATTGACGGCGTCCAGCGTCGTGTTGTAGTCCACCTCCGCCGTCAGGCCGCTGCCCGTCACCGTCACGTCGCCGACGGCGATCGTCCGGTCGGCGCTGGCCTTGTTGTTGTGTACCGTCAGGATCGCCGTCAGCAGTTCCTCCGGCGTTCCGCTCGTCCCGGTATAGGTCGCCGTCGGCTGCACGGTGTCGTTCAGCCAGGCCTGCGCGCCCTCGCAGAACAGCGTTTTCGTTCCGAAGATGTCGTCCTTCTCGGACAGCACGCGGCCCATCCAGATCTCGTCCCAGTCGCGCTTTACGCTGATCGTCGTTTTTAGCCGCTGGACGGAATCGTATCCGGCGCATCCCCGCGGGAGCTGCAGCGTCAGGCTGCCGGCGGCGCCGGCGGTCAGTGTCAGCTTCGCGCCGACGGCCATATGCGCGCGGTCCGGCGCGGTGTCGTCGAAGATGCAGAGGTTGTCCGCGTAGATCGAATACATGTTACAGCCTCCCCTGACGGAACACCAGCCCCAGCGTCGCCGTGCCGGAGGACGTCGCGGCGGATACCGTCGCAGGCCGCCCGTTCAGCAGCCACCCGCCCTTGTACATCACGAGCCCGTCCACCGTCGCCGTGCCGTTTGTGATGGTCTGCGTCACGGTGATCGCCGACGCGCCCGTCGTCGTCGCGGTGATCGTCAGCGTACCCGTCGCGGCGAATTCCACCTGCTGCGGTGCCTGTCCGGTCTCCATGGCCGAAAATGCCAGCGGCACAGCCGTCGTGCCGACCTCTATATGGCTGAATACGTCCGCGCCCTGATAGCTGACAGACGCGGCCACCGCCAGCGTCGCCGTGCCGGACGCCGTGTACGCGAATACCTGCACCGGCTCCAGCTTATACAGCCACCGACCCTCCGTCAGCGCCAGCCGCGGCACGGATGCCGTCTCGCCGTGCGCCAGCGTCACGGTCGCGCGCACCTCGTCGCCGGCCTTGATCTCCAGCGTCACGTCGTTGTCGCCGGTCACCGTGAAGCTCGGGAAGAAGAAGGCGTCCCCGGTCTGCTGGGCCGTATAGGCCAGCTCCGCCGCCGTGTCCGTGACGGACGCGGAAGCGGAGAAACTCGCCTCGAAGACGCCGTTGCCGATGACGCCGGTCTCGAAGGAGAACGGGTCCCACAGCCACGGCTCGTTTGTGGCCTGCTGCGCCCACTTGTACGGCCCCACGTCGTAGTTGATGACGACGGTGGCATACTGGCGTTCACAGGCATCGATGTCCAGCGCGACGCGGCCCTCGTAGTACCAGTCGGGTTCGTCGTCCAGGATGATCCGCACGGCCTGGCCGTGCAGGGCCTCCGCGATCTCGGAGAGCAGCGGCTGCCACTGTGCCTGCGGCACCGGCGCGACGAAGGTGAAGGAGCCCGTGCGGTCGCCGTAGACGGGATACCCCGTGATCGCCGTCGTCAGGTCGATCACGCCGTTTCCGCCCGGCAGGTCCAGGTATTTCGTTTTCGTCGGCGGCGTCTGGAACGTCGGCTGCGTCGTCAGCGCCAGCCCCCAGTCGCGCAGGCTGTTGATGCTCACGCCGTCGGCGACAAAAGTGATCGAGTGTACCATCATATTCCCCTCTTACTGTAGGAGTACTGGTTGCCCAGGCTGTCATTGAGCGGCACGGTCAGCGCGCCGACGGTCTCGCCGGTGGAGAGGACCACGCGCATTCCGCGCAGCGCGTCGACGATCCCGCGCAGCTCCGAAGCCGCGGCGCTGCCGGCGCCCGCTCCGGCGTTATAGGCCGGCCCGCCGGCCATGGCGAAGGCGGGGCTGCCCCAGTCCAGGCTCCCGCTCATGTCGTTTGCGAGCTTATCCATCTCACCCAGCACCAGGCCGCGGTTGTCCCGGATGCCCTGCGCGAAGGACCGCATCATGTCCGGCATCCAGGTATTGTCGTCCGCCATCGGACCCTCCGTCGGGTGCGAGTGCCCGAGGAACGATTTGACCGTGGAGGCGATGTTCGAGACGCTGGACTTCAGATTTTCCCATTTCTCCTTGATTCCTGCGATGAAGTTGGCGATCAGGTCGCGGCCCCAGTTTTTGGCGTCCTGTATTTTCTGCTGGAATCCGTTTTTCACCGTGTCGACGATCTCCTTGCCGGCATTCACCAGTTTTTGGAACGCCTCGCGGATCCCGTCGATCAGGCGGGCGACCAGATCGCCGCCTGTCTGAATGAGCTGGGCGCCAAACTCGATCAGCCCGCGGACCAGCTCTTCGACAATCGAGCCGGCCGCCGCAAGGATCCGGGGCAGGTTGTCTATCAGGCCCTGTGCCGCCATGATGATTAACTCAAGCGCCGCTTTCAGCAGCTTTGGGGCGTTTTCGATGATCGCACGTACCAAATTTTCGACGATAACGGGCGCTTTTTCGATCAGCGCAGGCAGATTTGAAACGATTGCGTCCGCCAGGCTGACAATCAGGAAAATCGCGGCGTCGACGAGGGTGCCGATGTTGTCCGGGTCCGTCAGGGCCTCGAACAGGGTGATGATGATTGTCACCGCCGCTTCGGCCATCACGTCGGCATACTCGCCGATCCAGGAGGCCAGGTCATCCACCAGTTGTACCGCCGCATCTACCAGGGCCGGCGCAGCCTCGACGAGATAGGTCCCCAGCATCAGGCACAGATCGAGCGCCGTTTGGACCAGCAGGGGCAAATTGTCGAGAATCGCGGTCCCGATCGTTTCGACCAGGCTCAATCCGGCACTCAGCAGCATCGGCAAATTTTCGGTTATCGCAGTGACCAGTGATGCGATCACCTGTCCGCCCAGCTCCACAAATTGCGGCAATGTTTCGGAGATTTGTGCTACCACGTCCTTTACGCCCTGCGATACCATTGCTAGGCCCTGTTCGGAGTTGCCCGAGAAGATTTCCGTCAGGCCGTCCATGATCCCCGTAATGGCCGGCATGAACTCGGCCGTCAGGTTTCTCGTCAGGCCGGAGAACGCGGTCTGCATGTCCTGCAGGCTGTCCTGATACGCCGCCGCCGCTTTTACGGCCTCGTCCGACATCACGCCGCCCAGCTCGTGGACGCGCTGCCGCATCTTTTCCGTGTCTTCCGCGCTAGTATTCAGCAGCGCGCCCAGTTCTGTCGCTCCCCGGCCCAGAAGCTGCCCCGCAAGGTACGTGCGCTCTGTCTCGTTTTCGATGTTCTGCAGGCCTGCAATCGTCGCGGCGAACAATTCCTCGTTCGACATTTTGGCGATTTCTTCCTGCGTCAGGCCGATTCGCTCAAATGCCTCGTTTCCGTTCTCTACCGCGTTGGCCAGCGTCTTCATGCTGCTCTGCATGGATTGGATCGACGTCCCGCTATGCTGCATGATTGCGTCCCATTCCTGGTACGCTTCCGCCGATAGCCCCATCTTCTGGGACATCTTGTCGATCTCGTCACCGTATGCAGCCGTCCCGCCGATTGCCTGCACAAACTTCGTGCTTGCCGCCGCCGCCGCCGTTCCTACCGCCGCCACGGCCGCTACGCCGGCTTTTGCCGCTCCCGAAAGCACGCTTCCGAACGAGCTGCCCGCCTTTTCACCTGCGGCCTTGCCGGCGGATTCCGCTTCGCCGCCCAGCGCTTCGGACAGTTTGCCCTTGATCCCCTCCGCCGTCGGGATGATCTGCACATATGCCTTTGCAAGCTCAGTTGCCATTCGTGTCACCTCCCGCGGCGTTCCATGCCGCAAGAAAATCCTCGCCGGAGTCGTAGCCTTCCGCGTCCGGCTCCGACTTGCCCGTCAGCGTGTCCAGGATTGAGGCCGGATGATCCCGACCCTTTTGTCCCGCTTCGGAGAACATCCAGGCGATGAGTCCCACTCGGTCCGCGATTATTGCCAGCAGCGCGGTCTGCGTGTCCACAGCACCCGCTCCGCTTATTTTCCGTTTGATGCGTGATGTGTCCGGGAGCCCCTGCGCCAGCGTCGCCACCGTCACGAGCGGCAGTGCGCGGTAGTCAAGGACGCCGTAGGTCTCGGCAAGGTCGCAGACCACGGCGTCCTCGTCGGTGTTCAGCAGCCGCGCAAGGGCTAGGATTTTGGGCCGTTTTTCAGTGCGGCGAAGATCTCCAGGATCTCGTTGGTCACCTTATCGATAGGCACGCGGCCGCTTTCCGTCCGCAGATGGTCGTAAAGCGCCTGTTTCTTGTCGCCCATCAGGCGCTGCACGATCGGCACCATGGCCGTCGCGTCGCCCCTGTCCAGTGCCCGCAGGTCCTCGAAGAGCTCCATGTCATTCATGACATCATCAGGCAGATCGAATGCGAAGCCGGAGCTGGTCGTTCCTTTCATTTTCTCCTGATCCTCTCTCCGTTAGGTCGTCGGCGTCGACGGCCCCTTGATGTACTCGTAGTGCGTGTTCCCGTCGTCGTCCGGCAGGCAGGTCAGCGTCACGCCGTAGCCCACGGCCTCGTCGTCCTTGTAGACGACGTCCGCCATGGCGGAGATCACTGCGTCCGGCGCGACGATACGCTTCGCCACGTTGCCGCGCATGATCATGTCGATGACCCAGATGGCCTCCTCCTGCAGGTCGGCGTTGACCTCGACGGCGATGCCGTCGGTCAGGGTGCCGGTGACGTTTGCGCCGCCGTGCACCGCCGACAGTACATCCTTCGACAGGACCTCCAGCAGCGTAAAGGCCAGCGTGTCGGTCTTATCGGACTGCGTGACCAGGACGGTGTCGCCGCCCCATGCCTTGATGTTGCTGGTGCTGGCGGAGTTGGCGTTGGTCAGGCCGTCGGCGGAGACGTAGCCCATGGCCTTAAAGGCGGCGTTCAGGGTCTCCGTCGCCGTGGTCGGCAGCGTCGTCCCCAGCGGCGCCCGGTAGATCGCGCCGGTGATCTTCGGCTTGCCGGCGCTGACGTTTGCCTTGTTGTTGGTTACAGTGTCAGGCATTGCTTTTGCCTCCTTAGTCGTAATAGACCAGGTCGTACACGGCCTGGTAGCGGTATTGCTTTTTGGTTGTATCCGTGAAGTTGTAGTCGCTGTTGAGATCGCATGCGGAGATCTGCGGCAGCAGGGTGATGTCGTCCATCAGCGCCTTGACCTGCTCGTTGAGCTGCGCGGCGCCGTACAGCGTATCGGCGTAGCTCTGGATGGCGATGGTCGCGCTGCGGATGTGGTTCTCCTCGCCGCCGCCGGTCCTCTCGATGATAACGAAGGGAGGCGTGCCGCCGCCCTCCGGGATCTCCATGTACGCCGTCACGCCGGCGCCGGTCAGATAGTTTCGGATGATTTCCTCGATCATGGTCTCACTTCTTCCTCGTCGGCAGGCCGACGTTGCCAACGGCATGCAGCAGTGTATTGTCCGCCATGTTTGCCCGCGCCGCTTCCGCGTCGTCCGGGTATACGTTCGTGATGGCGACGTAATTTGCTAGATGCGTCCTGGCGCCGTACGTCCCGCCGCCGGACTGGGCGCTGCCGGCCACGGCCTCGCCCGCCTCCTGCAGCGCCGCCTGGATCTCCGGGCTTTTCATCATCTCGTTGATGCCGGCCAGGTTGAGCTCGATCTTGACTTTACTCAATCCGGTGACACCTCACCTTCATGTGCCAGGCGGTCGGGATCAGGGCCTCCACGCCGGTGATCGGGAATCCGAAAGTTTTGCATGTGATCGTCCGCCCGTAGGCGTCGGTCCAGCTGACCTTCGCGTCCTTCCAGTCGTGCGTGTCGCCCTTCGGGATCCCCAGCATGTAGTCGATGCGCTTGCCGTACATGTCCGTCGTCGTCGTGATGTCGTCCGTCGTCGGCTGCCCGACCAGGACGTTGTCCACGGTCGCCGCGGCTTCCGAGTACGTCGGCGCGCCGAAAGCATCCGCGCCCGTCAGCGTCTTTACGTACAGCGTCACGGTGATGCCCCTCATGGCTGCACCTCCGGCGGCGGAGGCGGCACGAGCCCCTGCACGGGGCTGTAGCTGCCGATCTGGTCGCCCACGCCCAGGAGCGTCTTGTCCAGCTTGGACAGGTACAGTTCGCCCACGGCGCCGCCGCTGCCCATCGTCCAGGACTGGGAGTATCCGAGCCCCGACTGGGACCCCTGGGACGCGCCCATCGGCGCGCCGGCGCTGTCGCCGTCTCCCAGCGCACGGATGACCATGCGGCAGCTCACGACCTTTTTGGCGTCCGCCGTAGCGTCCTTGTTGTAGGTGTCTATGGCGACGGCTGCGTCGTCCAGTAGGTTCGTGCAGACGGTTTCCTCCGTGCTGGACATAGATCGCGTCATGCGCGCCTTGACGTCTGCTAGCGTTGCGTAAGCGGCCATGGGCTCACCCCTTTTTCTTTGTCTTTTTGGCCGGCCTCTTGTCCGGTTCCCGCTCCGGCGGCGGCGCCGGCATATCCGGCGGGGCGGCGAGCTTGTGGCCCGCCGCCAGGTACTCGTCCAGCCGGGATTCGTGCACCCACATTTCGCCGCCGGTCCGGGCGTTCTGTAGCTTAATCATCAGGTGCTCGGGGTCGCGCCGGTCAGCAGGTTGAACGCCGCCACGTTGGCGACGAAGCCGATCTCGACCTCGGCGCGCACCGCAAACATATTGCGCTGCCACAGGTTGACGGTGACGGTCTCCATGTTTTCGGTGTAGGTCAGCGTCGCCTGATCGGAGAAGCTGATGTCGACCTCGGTTACCATGCCGTACATGGCCTGCGACCAGTCGCCCGCGATGCCGATGACGGCAGGGGAGCCGGCAGCGGAAGCGGCGGCAGCGGTGCCCGCCTTGTAGACGCCGCGGCCGTAGTAGGTCGGGACGCCCAGGATCCGCGGGATCGCGCCTTCGGAGACGTTGTTGATGAAGATCGGGCGGCCGTCCTTGTCCACCGCGCCCAGCAGGATGCCGCGGGCGGCGGGGGAGAGGGCGAAACCGGACAGCATATAACCGGCGTTGCTGATGTCGATGTCGGCGTTGACCAGGCCGTCGTAGGTCGTATGCGCCGGGTCGGCGGTGGCGATCAAACTCTGCGCGGTCGCGGTCGACAGGGACTGGAAGTTCCCGCCGGGGGCGTCGACAGCGCCGATCACGGTCTTGTCGAATTTCTCTGCCAGCGCACCAGGAAGACGGGCAACGATGTTATCGTACAGGCCCGCCAGGTCGCGGCGGAATTCGTTGGAGAACGGCAGGATCACGGCCAGCTTATAGCCGGTCATGGTCTTCATGCCGATGCCGGGACGGCTCACGGGCTTGGCGGAGGTCTCATCGACCCACGCGGCCTCCGGGTCGCTGGTGATGGTCGGGATGCTCAGGCCCCGGCCGGGGAGGGTGACGCGGCGCGCGAGCTGCATGATCGCAGAGGCGCCGACGGCCTTCTGCATAACTTCCTGCGCGAGGTCGGTCGGCAGGGATACCGCGGTGCGGTTGGTCTGGATTCCACTGGGCATAGTTTTACGTCCTTTCTGTCAGATGTTTTCTTTAGCCCACGACGCGAATCTTTCCCTGGTACTCTGTCCGCCGGCCGGCGGGTTGTTTTCTCCGCCGTCCTTCAGGGCAGGGTATCCGCCGGGCTTGGCAAATGCCAAAATCGCGTCCGCCTGGGCTTTGCAGGTCTCCTCGCTGTCGCCTGTCAGCAGGTTTGCGGGGACACCTTTTTCCTTGGCCACACTCTCCCGGATCTCCCGCAGCTGGTTGGTCAGCTTCAGGCCGGCCAGCTCGTTCTCGGCCGCCTCGGCGCGCTGCAGCGCCTTCTGCAGGTCCTCCGCCTTCGCTGTCTTCCCTTCCAGCTCGGCCGCCTTGTCCATGGCGGCTTTCAGCTGGCCGCGAAGCGTCTCCGCTTCTGCTTTGGCTGCGTTCACGTCGGCGCCGTTGATGCTCATCAGTTTGTCGATGGCTTCCTTCGTGGCGTCCGGCCAGATCTCGGTGATGTCGGTCCTTTTCATGGGTTTCTCCATCGGCTACGCTTTTTACGGGGTCGCGTCCCTTGCCGTCCGCGCTTTACGCCCGCCGGCGATTTTGTATCATGACGCCCGTCTCCGGGCGGCGTGATCAGTTCACGTATTCCACTTTGCCTTTTACGGCCTCTTTCAGCTCCCGGATCAGGTCCTCGTCCTCCCATCCGTAGGCTCTGGCCATGTAGCCGCGCCACGGATGCAGGACGCTTCCGCCGACGATCCAGTCGACATGCTCGACCAGGCACGGCAGCAGGTTTTCCACGGTTTCGCGGGTGTGTTTGGCCACCAGATACGCCCGGAAGACGGAATCGTCCATCTTGCCGGAATCGATCCAGGTCTGGTAATCGCCCTGGTTCCGCGCGTCGCCGTCCAGCCACGCCGCGCAGTCGCGGGCGTAGGCGTCCGGGATCCGTACGCACTGAAACGAATGCCAGGCGTCCCGCACGCTCACCCGGCCGGCCTTGGCAGGGTCGTCCGTGAACGCCGTGCAGCAAAAGCCGTAAACGACGCCGCGGTCATGCTGCCGGCAGCGCGTCACGAAGTCGCGGCACAGCAGCACGTCGTCCTGGATGTGCCAGGTCCCCTCGTCGCCGTTGCCGCCTCTGGATGCGAAGGCCGCCATGCAGGCCCGCAGGTTTCCCAGCCCCTCGACGTCGTTCCAGACGCCCACCTCGTCGGCGCCCTGGCGCCGCAGCTCCGGCACCAGGAAGCCCGTCACGTACCACATGCGCTTTGGGTATGCGTGGATCAGCACCTTCATTCCGTCGCCCCCTTGTGGTAGTAGCAATATTGCCGGTGCGTGTCCCACAGGATTTCGAGCCCCGGATACCGCGCCGCGAATATCTCCGGCGTCAAATCGTCCTGGATGTGTATTTCGTAGGGATTCCCATAGATGGCGTCCTGTGGATACATCCACGGCACCGCCACGATCATGTCCCGGCAGCGCGGCTTTGCGTATTCCAGCACCGTCTGCGCGTCCGGCACGTTCAGATGCTCGATCACATCGCCGAAGATGATCAGGTCGTACTCTCCATATGCCAGGCTCCGGATGTCCGCGCGGTATACTGTCCTGTACCCGCTCAGCCGGTCCGCGTTCGGCGCCCACGCCTCCACGGCGTCCATGTTCGGATACTCCGGCAGCAGCTCCCGCCAGATCCCGTCGCAGGCGCCCACGTCCAGGATCTCCGCGCTCCGGCGGAAGTGCCGCCGGATCCACGCGCTGACCTCCTGCTTTCCGTACACAAACGAGCTCATACGTCTAATTCCTCCGCCGCGGAGCTCTCCCGCTCCCGCCGTTTGGCGTAGGCGCTGCGCTTCTGGGCGTTGATCTCCTCGGAATTCTCCGCGTAGAAGTCCCGGCGCATGCTGTTGACCTTGTCCTGCCAGCGGCTGCCCTCCGCGTCCTCGTACATTTTCAGGTAGCGGTCCGGATCGTATCCTGCCACGGTTGTGCTGCTGTCGAATCGGACGGCGTATTCACAGTCGCAATTTGAGTGGATATGCTCGGCGTGTCCATTCTTCAGCGCCTTCTTGCTGGCGCGCTTCCAGCCGTTCGAGGCCAGCATGACGCAGAACGCGCATGTGTCGCCATGCGGCACCCAGGCGAATTCCGCGCCGTCCCGGATCGCGTTTTTCAGCGTTGTGTCTGCCCCGGCCTGCTTCACCATCCGTCCCACGGCGCTGGATACGATCTCCTCGTTTTCCGTCGTCTTCAGGATCCCGTTCATGGTCCGCGCCACTTCGTCGTATGACGCCGTCTCAGCCATTTCTGCGGGCGGCACCAGTGCGCCCTCCAGTTCTGCTATGGCGTCATACATCTGGGCGGCCAGTACTGCGGCCCCTTCGCCGTATCTGGTGGCGACGTTGTATGCGTAGTAGATCAGATCGTCCGCATTTCGCAGCCCGCGCTGATTTACATACATACGCATCTCTTTTGTCGCCGCTTTGCTCAGCCTTCCCATGCGGCCGATGTAATTTTCCCAGGCTTTTTGCGGTACCCTCACGGCTCATCCCCCAGCTCCGCCAGGACATTCAGCCCCCGCGCGCTGGCCTCCTGCCCCTTTATCCTGCGGATGTCGGCCTGCGAGAAGCCGATCATTTCCAGGAATGTGTCCGTCTGCGCAAAGCTCGGCCGCGCGCCGGCGATCTTCACCGCCGCGTCCGCCGTCGCCGCCACGGACGGCATTGCCGGATTTTTGAAGTGTGGCATGACGGCGCGCTGCTCGTCGCTCAGTTCCTCGACGGTCGTGTCGTTGGCCACCGCCATGGCCATCTGTGCGATCGTGCGCAGCGACGCGCCGTTCCCGGTGTTCAGCTGCTCGGCCATGCCGACCAGCGTCTGCGTCTGCGCCAGGATCGCGTCCGAGCTCGACGGATTCGCGTCGTTGATGACGCCCGTGTCCGTCACGGCCAGGCCCGTCGCTGCGGAGAATTGCGTGGCCAGCATCCGGATCATCTGGATATGCGGCTCCAGCGTTCCCTGCGCCAGCTGTCCGAAGGTGGGCTTTTCGCTTGAGTCCGGGTTTGTGGTCGCCGCGATGATAGATCCCACGTACTGGCGGAATTTGTCCGACGTCACCGCCTCGTACTGGTCGTCCGTCACGCCCAGCAGGTACTTCTGCGGGCTCGTGGCGAATTCCAGCCCGATCGCGGCGTTTGCCACCGTGCGCACGTAGCCCTCGATCAGCCGGCGCACCGGCTCCTTGATCCGGCTGCGGCCGAAGGGTTTGTCCGACGTGCTGTTCCAGATCAGCGGCTCCATCAGGGGCCGGCCCATGCGCTGCGGGTACCATTCCGCGCTCCACAGCGTGTCGGTCCTCTGCAGCACCCAGACCGCCTCGTCGGTGTAGTAGTACACCAGCGACGGGCTCCATGTGTTGTCATTCGCCGGCGCGGTGTCGATGATGGCGAAGCCGCAGTCGACGCGGCCCTTGTCGCCGTTCCAGATCGCCGCCGCCGTGCGCGGGGAATGAAACCGGATCTTGCAGCCGACGGCCGGGTCCCTGGAGAGCGTGGCGAAGGTGCAGCCGAATTTCAGCTCGTCCCGCGCCGCCTTGTCGTACTCCGCGATCAGACGGTTGGCGCCGACCAGCCGGTCCAGCTCCGGCAGCGTCTCGCCGTTCTCACCGACATAGCCGTCGAACATCGACCGCGCCGCCAGTACGTCCACACATTTCGCGCCCCAGGCGCATCCGACCTCCAGGCCCTGCATGCCCTGCGGCAGCGCGATCCCGAGGTTTACCGACGCCAGGCTGATCTTGCCCTCGTAGAATCGGTTTTTCGTTTCGTTCGCGCCCTGATGCGCCAGGAACACTTGCACCAGCCGCAGCAGGCGCGCGTACTCGTCCGGCGGCAGGCCGTATACGTTCGTCGGGCTGATAAAATTCATCATCCGATTTTCATCCTCCTCGATGGATCACGTTTGCTCGTCCGGGCGCCCCAGAGCGCCAGGGCGCACGCTTCGACCGGTCCCGGGTCATCGCCCCCGAAGCCCCAGCCGCCCGCTATGGTCCGTTTTGTGGCCGTTACGGCGCTCTCGCGCAGGATCGGCTGGCCGTCGAACCAGGTCACCGACCGCTCCGCCACGGCGTCGCACAGGGTCCCGGCCGCCGCGATCACCTGCTTTGCGCCGGCGCGGATCACGCTGTTTTTGGCCTTCCATACGTCGGACAGCTTATCGATCAGCACGTCCGCGCCGTTTTTGCCGTCGATGATTACGCAGGAGGCCCGCGCGTACCTCGCGCAGAGCCAGTCCGAGAGCCACTGCATCCCCAGCGCCGTGGGCCGCCGGTCGATCAGCGACACGCGCGCCGGCCCCTCCGCCGGGATCACCGCGCCGCACAGCACCACCTCGGCGCCGTCCGCCGCGAATTTCACGCCGTAGGCCGTCCGGCCCTCCGGCTTCGGCTTGTGGCTGCGGCAGGCGTCCCACTCGGCTGCCGGGATCGCGTAGACGACGGCCTGCGTCAGCACCGGCGACCACCAGCCCAGGCGCTCCCTGGCGAAGCCGTCCGCGGCCATTTTGCCCCGCTCCGTCGCCGTGAAGTCCTCCGTCAGCCTATATCCCAGCGCCGGGTTGGCCATATACCAGAGCGTGCGGTCGTCCATTGCGATCTGGTCCACGCTCTCGCCCTCGACGGACCACTCGTGCCAGGCATCACCCGGCAGCGGCTCCGTCATGCAGGTTTCCCGGTTCCGGCGGAATACAGTCCCCGGGCAGCCCGGGTAGGGCGGCGTGCCGGTGAGGATCATCTGCCGCGTGCCGGTTTTGGACGCGGCCTGCGTCGCCATGATGGCCTCCAGCTGTTCGTCCGTCAGCTCCTGGGCCTCGTCCAGGACGATCACCGACAGGCCGTCAAAGCCTCTCGCCCGCTGGCGGCTGCGCGTCATGAATTCGATGCTGCCGCCGGCTTTCAGCTCGATGGCCTCCTCGCCATTGGTATACCGGATATTGGCCACCAGGTCCGTGATCTCCGGGTGCCGTTTGTCCGTAAACATGCCCGCCAGCTCCCGGAAGTGCTTTTTCGCGGTGACTACCTGATGTGCCGTGTGCAGGATCTTTTCGCCGCATACCACCATGCCGAAGAATTCCCGTCCCCGCAGGATCACGTTTTTGCCGTTCTGACGCGGGACCGACAGGCCGCCGGTGGTCATCGTGTAGTCGCCCGCGGCGTTTTTTCCGAGCCAGCAGTCCAGCACCAGCCGCTGCCATGGATCCAGCGCGCTGCCGTATGCCGCCATCAGCTCCGCGGCGTCCCCGCCGTCGGTGTCCACCCGCTCCGGCTCGATGCGGATCCGCGGCTCCTGGGACCCTGTCATCCGTTGGCCCGCCTCCTGGCCATGACTAGATCCAGCACCGTGCCGGGGGATGTCTCGTCCTTCGTCTGGTCCCCGTCCGGCATGGCCCGCAGGATTTCCCGCACGCCGTCCATGTACAGCTTCAACAGCTGGCCATACGCTTTTACGCGGGGGTTTTCCTTTTCGCCCTTTTGGCCGCCGCCGTTGTCGTACTCCACGATCAGGCCGGCATGTTCGCACTCCCGGCGCCCCTCGTCCAGCTTCACCTTGACGAATGCGACGTGCTCGGCGATGCTCCGCAGACTGTCCCGTTTTTCAGGCGGGCATTTATCGATCATTTTGGCCAGTTTTTCCAGCTCTTTTTCCGCTTTCGCTTTCCGGCCCATATATTGATGCTTTTCCTCCCAAACCACCCCCCTCGCGCGCGCCCGCGCGGGGGTATTTCGGCGCT